CTTCGACCTGGTCCGACCCGCGCCAAGCCGATCGGCTGCGCCAGCTGGCTTCCGAAACCCATAGCATCACTATGAGAGGCCCGACCTTTATGCACAGGTGAACCAGCGTCGCTTCCCGAAGACAACTTAGAACATGACGAAAAGAACGATACTGCTATCAATTCGCTTCGTCCGACTTCGCAAACGGGAGCGGTTGCTGCGGTGCATATGGCTGAAAATCAAGACATCGAACGCACCGAGGAGTTTCGGAAAGCGAAGAGGAACCTGCTCTGGTCAGCAAGCGCAGCGATATTGGCATGCTTTGCCAGTCGAGAAACCGGCGCCACCCAGCCACTTTTGGGTTTTCATATTGCGCCAGTTTGGATTGCACTCGCTTTGTGGTTTGCGACGATCTATTTCCTTTTCCCTTTCCGTCACCAGTTTGCCAAGATTGAGCTAATAAACAGCGGCCTTAAAGGCCGAGACAGCAAAGATCTTGAGAAGCGAGCAAATGACCAAATCGAACGGTTGAAGAGCGCCGCAGATGGCCTTGCTGACGCTGACAGAGCGATCGAAATTTTCTCGAGGTACGCGGCACGTCTCGATGCAGGTGAAGAAGTCGAATCGCTGCATCCTGCGCAGATTGCTGAACTAGAAAACGGCCTCGCCCTCCGAACGGGCGCAGTCGCAGTATCCGAAGAATTGATACCCGCTCTCCGTAACTGGATGACCGAAGAACTGCGGGCTCTCGATGGCGTCCCGGTTGGTCATGGCCTTCCCCAAGCGCAATCGGACCTACGAGACGATCTCCCGGGTATCATCGCACCTATGTTGAGCGAAGGAGCCCAAAGAGCCGCGAACGAGCTTCTTCGAAGCCAGATCAATGTGAAAGTTCACGATTTTACCGAGGTCATGAATTCACATCTTGGTTCTTATGAGCGAGCCAAAGCAGTGCTCGACGCTATTCCAACTCTCGATCCTGATATTGGACTTCTAAAGTTACGCGATCATTTTGCATCAAGCGAAAGGTCGATATTCAAGTGGTACGATAAGTGGATACCGCACTGCCTCACTTTGGCGGCGCTACTGCTCGTGCCGCTCACTTATGGCTATACGATCGTCGAGATTGTCGCCGACTACCGAACCGAACTACCTTGGCGGGTTCAACGCGCGGAACCCGTCTCGGCCGATTGAGCCGGAATTCGCTTGCCTTCGGGCGTGATCTGGCTGCCATCGCTCGCGCTGTAATTGGCGAACTTCAGCACCTCGGCACCGGCCCAGGTGTTCACCCGCAACAGGCGGCGGATGATCGGGACGACTTCGACCAGATAGAAGGTGTCCAGCGCCTCGCTGGGCTTGCCGAAGCCGCCGGCGTTCTGCGGCACGATGCCCAGCAGGGTCGGCGGCACGCGATGCGCGGCGAGCATGTCGTCGCGGCTGATGTTCTTGATGCCGCTGAATTCATCTTTCGCCGCCAGTTCGCCCACGGGTAGCAGTTGGACGCTGTCCTTCTTCCCGCTGGGGATGTTGAGGAACATATTGCGGAAATTCCCCGCGCCCTTCCCGGCCTTGATCGCTGCAGCGACCGCATCCGCGGTTTCCGGGTCACTGAAGGCTTCGCTGACATAGAGGATGAAGCCCATGTGCGCGCCGTTGAGGTAATAGCGGCGGCGGAACAGCGTGGCGTTTTCGTTCAGCAGGCCCGACTGCAGCGCGGCCAGCCAGGCCGGCATGCCATAGATTTCCTGCGCGACATCGGGCTGTTGCAGGTGAAAGATGCGGCCCGCTTCGAACTGGTGTTCCTGGCCCACGCCGCTGCCGACGAAATAATATCCGCTCGCGCTGTCCTTCGGCGCGCGCATGTGGCGCGCGCTCGCATGGTCCAGCTTCGCCGTGCCCCCGCTGCGGTTGGGGATGGCTTCCAGATAGCCGTTGCCCATCTGCAGGAAGTCCAGCGCCCAGCGCTCGAAATCGTCGCTGCCCAGCTTGTCGGTCGCTTCATGCACGCCGACCAGCAGGTTCACCTTCAGCCAGATCGCGCTGGAATGATGCGGCGCCATGTTGAAGACCTGGCACAGCCGGTCCATCGGCAGCGGCGGTTCATACCAGCGGCCATTGTGCCAGATCTCGAAATATTGCGCCAACTCGCGCCGATCGAGGACGCTTTCGGCATCGCCGAAGCTGAAGGCCATCGCCTTCGATCCTGCGGCGACGGCATCGTCCGCTGCGGCATCGCCAAGGTCTAGCTGGGTCTGTTCGGTCATGGTCTTCGGTCCCTTGGATGGAAGGCGGTTCAATCGGAGTCGGAAAAGGCGACGCGCGCGCGGCCCGTCCCGCTGGCGGCGGCTGCCGCGTCCAGCGGTTCATTCGAAAAGGCATGGAGAACCGACCAGGCCAGGTCGGCATGGCCGACGCCGCCGGCGCGGCTCGCGGTATAGGTCACGCGGCTGCCGCTGGCGGTCAGCGTGGGGCGAATGGCCATGAATGCGGCCATCAGGTCTTTCCAGGACTGGTCGAACTCGACGCGGCCTTCGCGGAACAGTCGCTGCCCCTTCAGCACCAGCGCGGCCTTGACCGCGACCGAGTATTCGATTGCGCGAACGGTCGGAAACCAGCGCTTGACCAGCTGCAGCACGGCGGCGCCGATGCCGCCGCTGGCATCGATCGCGATGTCGGTGACGTTGAAGCGCATGGCGATCGACCGGATGAAATCGGCCTGCGCCTGAAAATCCATGTTGTTCAGGCGGAACTTGGCGAGGATGCGGAACTTGCCGACACCGGGCTGGTCGGGCGGCGCGATCACGGTCAGCGCCGCATCGTCGCGCCCTTGATGGTTCGGATCGTAACCCAGCCAGACCGGCTTTTCGCCGAAGGGCCGCGTTCCCGGCACCGCCACCATCGCGGGCTGGAAGTCGCGCCAGGCATAGACCGGCTCGACACGCGCGGGCGCCAGCAGTGCCCAGGGAAAGCTGCTTTCGCTGTCGTCGACGAACTCGCATTCATACAGATTGCGGAATTCGTCGTCGCTCGCTTCGGCGCGCAATTCTTCGATGTCGACCAGGTCGCCCAGCCCGCCGGCGATCGCATCCTGCAGCGTGACGACCTGGCACCAGCTGCCATCGGGCATGATCTTGCCGCCGGCCAGGTTCGCGTGGCTGCAGTCGAATTCGCGCTGCTTGTCCTTGGGCTTGCCCCTGTTCCATTCCTCGCCCGACCAGAAGGCGAAGGCTTCATGCGTTTTCGTGCTGGGCGTGGAGAAATAGGTGCGCTTGAAAATCTTGTGCGTCGCCATCGCGGCGGCGACCTTGCGCAGTTCGGCAAAGCCCTGCGCCCAGAAGAATTCGTCGAAATAGAAATCGCCGCTTTCGCCCTGCGACGTGTTCGAATTCGTCGACATCGGGTAAAGGCCGACCGGGTCGAGCCCCCCTCCAACCGGCTCGCCGTCTTCAGTCTCGAGCCCGCCGAAGTCGAGCATGATCGGGTCGCCCTGCAGGTCGACGCCGGTAACGCGCTTGACCCAGCCCACGATCTCGCGACGGAACTTGTTCGCCTGGCGGCGCGATGCGGAAAGGAAAATCTGGTTTCGCGGTTGCTCGCCGGCCAGGACATCGTCGGCGATCTTGGCCAGCGCTTCGCGGGCGAAATACCAGGTCGCGCCGATCTGGCGCGATTTCAGGATTTTGCGCGTGCGCTGGTCGCGCTGTTCCCACCATCCGGCCTGATAGGCGAAATTGCGATCGTGGAAGTCGTCCAGCAGCGCCTGCCACTGGTCCAGGGTCAAGAAATTCTTGCGCTTCTCCGCGCGCTTCGCCTTGGCCGCGTCGTCGTTCCGGCGCGCGATCTTCGGGTTGAGGTCGCCTTCCTTGCCGCTGCTCTCGAACTTGCCGATGCGCGCCATGCGCTCCATCTGGCGGGTCAGGAAATCGACCCGCTTCATGTGCCCTTCATTGAAGTCGGGCATGTCCAGATAGCTGGCGATCTTCGCTTCGATCCGGTCTTCGATCACCTGGCGCGGGCTGGCATCATCCCACTTGCCGCGATTTTTCCAGCTGGCCAGCGTCTGATATTTGATGTCCAGCTCTTCGGCGATGTCGGCCATCGGCCACCCGCGCCAATACAGGCTGCGCGCCTGGCGCTTCAGGAACGCGGCGGCCAGTTCGGTCTTTCCATCATGGGCGGGCAGCAAGTGCATGGCGATGCCATGCACCCCCGCAGCGCAGGCTTGGCTATCGCCTGCTGCGGTCGAAGCCCCATCCACCCTCCAGCGACATTGCGCAAAGGCGCTCCGGTCGGGCCTTAGTGCGGCCTGACACCGAAGACCCGCACCTGCCCCCGCGCAACGGAGCCTAGACCGCCATGAAGACCAAGCCCTTCCTGCTCGCCACCGCCGGTTCGACCGTGGACGGTCGCACTATCGACGCCGCCATGCTGCAGCAGATGGCCGACAGCTACGATCCCGCGACCTACGCCGCGCGGCTCAATATCGAACATTTCCGCGGAATCATGCCGACCGGCCCGTTCGGTGCTTACGGCGATGTCGTCGAACTCTCCACGTCCGAAGTGACCGTCAATTTCAACGGCAAGGACGAAAAGCGCCTGGGCCTTTTCGGCGTCTTCGAAGTGACCGACGACGCCAAGGCGCTCAACGATGCCGGCCAGAAGCTTTATCCGTCGATCGAAATCAATCCGAATTTCGCCGACAAGGGCTTCGCCTACCTGATGGGCTGCGCGCTGACCGACAGCCCGGCATCGATCGCCACGGACCGCATGCAGTTCAACCGCAAGCTGCCCGGCGCGCTGACCCTGGGCGCCGACAAGCCCGAACAGGCATTCGCGCTCGAATTCACCGACGCCGAAGGCAAGCCGACCGAGGCCAGCGAAGGGCTGATCGCGAAGTTCGGCACCATGCTCGACAGCGTCTTTTCGAAGCACGCCCCGAAGGTCGCCGAAACGCCGGAACCCGCTAAGACCGAGGAAGGCAACGCCTTCAGCATCGCCGACCTGAAGCCGCTCTTGGAAGGCTTCGCCAAGGAAATCGGCGGGTCGATCGACACGCTGCGCACCGAAGTGCGCGGCGACCTCGACCAGTTCGGCGTCCGCCTGAAGGCCGCCGAAACCGCGATCGAAGGCACGCCCGCCCAGACCTACACCAAGCGTCCCGCCTCTGCCGGCGCCCACGGCAACCAGCAGCTGGCGGAATACTGACCCCAGACCCGCAACCCCGAGCAAGCCCCGCATCCGCTTCGCTTAAGGAACCGTCCCGATGAAGAACGCCACCCGCGCCCTGTTCATGGCCTATGCCTCGCATATCGCCCTGATCAACAACGTCCCCGATGCGACCGCCAAGTTCGCGGTCGATCCCAGCGTCGAACAGAAGCTGGAAGCGGGCATCCGCGATTCCAGTGAATTCCTGCAGGCGATCAATGTCGTCATCGTTCCCGACCAGGTCGGCGATGTCCTGAAGATCGGCGCCGCTCGCTCGCTGGCCGGTCGCACCGACACCAGCGGCGGCGCGCGCCGCAATCCCGCCGACGTTGCGGGAAGCAGCAAGAAGCGGTCCTACCACTGCCGCAAGACCGATTACGACTGGTCGATGCCCTACGCCCTGCTCGACGCCTGGCGCCATCGGCCGGAATTCCAGCGCTTGCTGGCCGAGGACATCGCCCAGCAGCAGGCGCTCGATCGCATCATGATCGGCTTCAACGGGACCAGCGCGGCGGACGATACCGACCGCGATGCCAACCCGATGCTGGAGGATGTCAACGAAGGCTGGCTGCACAAGCTGCGCACCGAAGCCCCGGCGCAGGTCATGGACGATGGCGCGCTGACCGTGCATTCGGACGACAGCGACGACGATGCGCTGAAGGCCATCTACGTCAAGGCGGGCGGCACGCTTTACGATGCCGGCCTGGGCAACCAGCAGGACGCCGACGCCGACTATTCGTCACTCGACGCGCTGGTTCTCGACGCCAAGCGCGGCATCCACCCGCGCCATCGCGGCGACACCGACCTGGTCGTCATCGTCGGCCATGACCTTCTGGACGACAAGTATTTCAACATCGCCCAGAAGACCGGCGCCACCGCCACCGAAGTCGAGGCGACCGATCGCATCCTGCGCTCGAGCAAGTCGCTCGGCGGCCTGCCCGCCATCCGCGTCAGCGGGTTCCCCGGCAACGCGATCATGATCACCAAGCTCAGCAACCTCTCGATCTACTGGCAGGAAGGCACCCGGCGTCGCCGCCTGGTCGACGAGCCCGAATACGATCAGGTCGCCAACTACGAGAGCCTCAACGAGGCCTACGTGGTCGAGGAATACGAGCTGGCCGTGCTGGTCGAGAACATCGCCCTCGGCGAAGCCCCCGCTCGCCCCGACCCCGCTTAATCGGTTTAGTCGATCAATACGGCTAGGCTGATCGGAAACGCGCGTTATAGTCAGGCAACCGGCGCGGCTCGAGGGGTCGTCGCGCCGGCAGAGGAAAGGAACAAACGCCCATGAGTCTCGTCAGCCGCCACCGCAACCGCGTCCTCGGCAAGCAGTCCGCCGCCCCGATGGTGGCCGCGCCGCGCGCGTCGAATGACAATCCCGGCAAGGCCGCGAACGACAATCCCGCACCGGGCGCGCCCGAGCATTCGCAGCTGCTCGTCCAGCTTGGCGAGGATCTGAAAGCCCTGTCGCAGATCCAGTCGATCGAGCAGAAGATCGCCCGCAAGGCGAAGATACTGCCCGGTTACGATGCCTGGGTCGAAGGCGTGCTGCAGGCGGCGACGGATGCCGAGGCCGAAGGCAAGCTGATCGGCACCGATGCGGTGCTCGTCCAGACGATGATCTGGGCGATCGACGCGGCGGATTTCGACCGCGCCTTCCCGCGCGCCAAGGTCGCGCTGCGTCACGGCATGGACCTGCCCCAGCGGTTCGAGCGCACGCTCGGCTGCATGATCGCCGAGGAATTCGCCGAGACCGCGCTCAAGGCGATGAATACGGACAACGCCCACGTCCCCGAT